TAATATGCAGTTTGATTATGATAAAGAAATTAAAGGTGATTTAGAAGTTAAGGCTAGGGGTACTGAAAGTTTAATGGCTAATGAAGTTCGTAGTCAAAGACTTATGCAATTTTTACAAGTATCTAGTAATCCTACATTAGCACCATTTGCTAAATTTTCATATATCATTAGAGAGATTGCTAAGTCAATGGAACTTGATCCTGACAAAGTAACTAATAGTATGGAAGAAGCAGCAAGACAAGCTGAAATAATGAAACAACAACAACCCCCTGCACCACCAATGCCACAGCAACCACCTCAAGGTGGAGCACCAGGAGTACCAAATGTAGCAGATCCAACTGGAGGTGGTGGTGGTAATATAGGAATAGGACAAGCACCTATACCTGGAGAACAAGGATTTAGTGGAAATGCACAACAACAAGCACCAGCACCAGCACCAGCAGCACCAACACCTCCTCAAGCTTAAAGGTTTTGTAAATAATACAACCCAATGGAAAGCATTTAATGAGTTGTTGGAATTTTTAATTGAAATGGAACACAAAACTATGGAACAAGCTACCGATATTATAGATATTTATAAAGCACAGGGTTCTATAAAAACAATTAAGTATTTAAAGCATTTAAAAGATTATGTAAATGCTGAACAGGAAAATAACAAATGATAAATCCACAAGTAAAAAAACCTATAGTTGCTAAAAAGAAAAAAATTAAAACTCCAAGCACAGCAAAATCTATTGTTGATCCTAGAGATGCAGTAAGAAAAGAACAAAAAGATTCTACAAGTGCTGCTGCACTTCAAGCACGTATAGCTAAATTAGAAAAACAATTAGCTGCTAAACCTAAAATGCCTATACCTTCAGCTATGATGAATAAGGGTGGTTTAACAAAAGAACAAATAAAATATATTGACGATACTTTACTAGCAAATAAAGATAAATTATTTATTGATAGAATGAGAAAGCCAGAAAATTATCCTATGATAGATGATGGCCCTTTAGATAGTAAAACTGTAATGGGAAAACAAAGAAGGCAAGTAGCTACTCATAAAATATCTAATGCTGATAATTTAGTTTTTCCAACAATAATTGCTGAAAAAGATGCTATGGGTAAACCTTATTTAGTAGATTTAGAAAAAAAATATAAAGTAAGAGAAAAACCTGAAAATTCTGAAGAAAGAACAAAAGCATTAAATTTAATGATAGATGAGTTAGAAAAAAAAGGACAAGTTATAAAAGTAGAATCTCCAGAAAAAGCTGCTCTTATTGCAAAAAATTATAAGCAAAGTTCTGTTGGAAGAAAACTAGAACAAGGTTTTGATGAGGGTGGATTACTACAAGAAGGTGGTACAGTAGATCCTGTAAGTGGTAATGATGTACCTATAGGTTCTACTAAAAAAGAAGTTAGAGATGATATACCTGCACAGCTAAGTGAAGGAGAGTTTGTATTTCCTGCTGATGTAGTTAGGTTTATAGGATTAAATAATCTTATGAAACTAAGGCAAGAAGCTAAAGAAGGTTTAGGTAAGATGGATCGTATGGGTCAAATGGGTAACTCAGAGGAAGCAACAGAAGATGACACAGGAGAATTTGATAGTGATATTGATAGCATTATTAAAGAAGTTGAAACAGAAATGGCCTCGCAGGGGTTACCTAAAAAGTCTATAGAAACTACATCTGAAACAGAAGAAGCATTACCTGTAAAAAAAAAGTCGATAATGGAAATAAATTAAAGTTTAATATTGGAGGTTTAGCTTCTGAAAAAACTGCTGAACCTACATCTACAATAAATCAATCTATTAAAAATCCAGTATTTAATGCTAAAAGTCAATTACAAAAAGAATTTGGTAAAGACTTTAATGTAAAAGATTATATAAAACAACAAACAGGTAGTAATACTGTAGATGCTAAAAAAGAATTACAAAAAGAGTTTGGTAAAGACTTTTCAGTTAAATCATTTTTAGAAGGAAATAAAAAACAAACATCTACTCAACAACAAAACAAAATGCAACAATCATATAGTTTTGTTTCAGGGCCAGAAGATTATAAAAACTTATCTTTAGAAGATGGCAGATCAAATTTATTAGCACAGTTAGATCATCAAAATAAATATCTTGCAAGAAAAGGATATAATTATCCACATCAAAAAGATATGCCATTTATTAATAACTATATGATGGAAACTTTATCACAAGCAGGTATAACAGATTTACGTCAACTAGGAATGAAAGAAGTAGAAGGTGAACCTGTAGAACAAAGAATATTTAAAGAAGGTAATAAGTATTATAAATACGTACAAACAGGTATGGCACAAACAAAAGTAACAATTGATCCTAAAGATTTGATAGATATAAAAGAAACAGAAGGTGCTTCTTTAGGATATGGTGCTAAAGAAAAAATAATAACAGCAAAAGTTAAACCTCCTATTCAAAGAATATTAATTAATAAAGATACAGGAGAGCAAGTAGTACAAGGTAAATATGGTGGAGTATTAGGATATGGTAATGCTCAAGATACATCAGATGGTTTATTAAGATGGGGTAATACTACTCAAACTGAAGGCATGACAGATTTTATGATTCAGTTTGATAAAGATGGACAAGCTTTAATAGTTCCTAAATATTCAGATACTGCTACAGATTTAACAGGTCTTACTATGGTAGCAACTGTAGCTTTAGCTAGTATGGGTGTTCCAGCACAGTTAGGATCTTTATCAGGAGTTACTGGTTCATATGGTGCAGTAGCAGGAAAAGCATTTGGTAATGCTCTTATTAATTCTAGTTTTACTGCTTTACAAGGTGGAGATTTTGCTAGTTCTTTTGGTAGGAATATGATAACTAGCATGGCAGTTCCTGCAGTATCTAAAGGTTTAGATACTGCAATGGGTAATACTATTTTTGCTAATATGCCTACAGATAGTTTATTTAGAGAAGTAGCAGGTGGTGCAATTAATAGGTCTATTACTGAAGGACTTGTAGCTGCTGTATCAGGTCGTGATGTAGGTGAAGCTATGAAAAATGGTGCTTTAAGAGGTGCATTTAAAGCAGGTGGTACTAAATTAATGACAAGTATATTTGATGAGTCTGATTTAAAATTTATAACAGATAATAGTAATTTAGAATATAAAGATGTTATTGGTTTAGGTACAATGGGAATTAGAACAGGTGTAATGAATTTAGTACAAGGTAGAGATTTTACTGAAAACATAGGAAGTACACTAATGGCTTATGGTGCATCTACAGTAGTAGGAAATTCTATCGAAAATAGATTAGGTGAAAAGTTACAAAATAATCCAGGTACATATCAGTTCCTTAAAAATTCAAGTGAGGTATTAACTAGAGCTTATGTAAAAGCTGCTGCTCAAGGTAAACAGTTATCACCAGAACAAATACAACAAATATTTATTAATCAAGCTTTAAAAAAAACAAAACGTAAAGTTAAAAAAACTATACTTGCTCCTACAGGATTAGGCAAAGAAACAAGAAAAAGTTTTTCTAAAGAAGGTGATTTAAAACTTCGTTCACAGGAGGATTTTTATGCAAATATAAGAGGTGATTAAAAGTTATTATAATTGGCTACCTTATCCCCCCTTACAGGCTACGGATAGCCCCAATATGAAAGGAAATATGAAATGGCTGAAGCACAAGTAATAGAAAAACCAGAAGTTAAACCTCAAGAAAAAAAAGTAGTAGGCTTTGCTACACGATCTGCTAATAAAGAACGTATAGAACAAGAAGAAAAAGAATTAGAAGAATTAAAAAAACAGAATACAGAACAGGTTGAAGAAGAAGAAAAAGAACCTGAACCTGTTACAGCAGAGGAAAAAAGTTTTAAAAAAAGATATGGTGATTTAAGAAGGCACTCTCAAAAAAAAGAACAAGATTTTCAAAAACAAATAGATGAATTAAAAACTCAATTAGATGCTTCTACTAAAAAAGAAATTAAACTACCTAAAACTGAAGAAGAAATAGATGCTTGGACAAAAGAGTATCCAGATGTAGCAGGTATAGTAGAAACTATAGCTATTAAAAAAGCTAAAGAACAATCTTCTATACTAGAAGAAAGAATGAAAAAAGTAGATGAAATGCAAGCTGATGCACTAAGAGAAAAAGCTGAAGTAGAATTACTTAAAAAACATCCTGACTTTGTTGATATTAAAAATCAAGATGCTTTCCATGATTGGGTTGAAGAACAGCCTAAATGGGTACAACAAGCATTATATGAAAATGAAAATGATGCTAATTCTGCTGCAAGAGCTATTGATTTGTATAAAGCTGATATGGGTATTAGCACTAAAAAAATAACTACAAAAGATAAAAGTCTTGATGCAGCTAAATCTGTAGCTACTACTCAAAAAGGAAATCCTAATAGTTCACCTGAAATAGGTACACTTAAAGAATCAGATGTAGAAAAAATGTCAGCTAGAGAATACGAAGCAAATCAGGAGAATATAACAAAAGCAATACAAAGTGGTAAATTTATATACGATTTATCAGGATCAGCAAGATAGTACTTGACAATCATATATTTATATTTATAACTATAAATCAACATTAAAGTAAGTGTGGCTTGCCCCTGTAAGGATACCAAACTACACTTACAAAATTTTATAACGCAATACAAACAATTTTCGGAATACCTGAAACTTGATTGCCCATATTATATAGCTTGTGACGGCATCTATATAACTTGCACCAATAAAGACAGCCCCTAGAATGATTGTGTAAGAACTGCGTTGGATACTTATACTTTTTTTCAAGGAGAAATACAATGGCTTTTCCTAAAGCAACGGGCCATAACAATTTACCTAATGGTAATTTTAGCCCAGTAATATACTCGAAGCAGGTACAACTTGCTTTCCGTAAATCCTCCATAGTAGAAGATATTACCAATAGTGATTATTTTGGTGAGATTGCTAATATGGGTGATTCAGTTAAAATCATTAAAGAACCTGAAGTTTCCGTACAGGCTTACAATCGTGGTACACAAATTACTGCACAGGATCTTGATGATGAAGATTTCACATTAGTTGTTGATCAAGCTAACTACTATGCATTTAAAATGG